CGCACCGCGTCCGGTCATGTCGGATCGGTCGCGCGCACGCTCGGGGCCGAGCGCCACATAAAGGTCGGGCACCGCCCCCGCCGGGATCGCGTCGAAGATCGCGGCGCCCACCAGGTCCGTCAGGGCCGCATGTCCCGTCAGCCGCCCGTAGATTGCCGCCTGCAGCGCGGCCGCCGCACCATAGCTCACGTCGCCACCTCCTCGGTCGCGTGGCAGGTGAGATAGCGCCCATCGGCATCGCTCTCTGTGACGGCCGAGATTTCGAACACGCGGCTGCCGCTGCGGAACCGTTGCTCGGCGCGCGGCCGCGCCGGGTCGCCCCAGGGGGCGGCCCGCACGACGATCCGCACCGGCACGCGCGCCAGCGGGATCGCCACGCCCGCGGCCTCTCTCCCGGTTCCGGGCCGGATCTCCGCCCACAGCGTCCCCAGGGCCGCCCAGCCACCGACATAGCCGCCCGCCCCGTCGGCGGTCCGCACCGGCGTCTCGAGAACCAGCGGCCGGTTCAGGCGCGGCACGTTCATGCGGCACCTCTCGCCGTCAGGCGGATCGGCCGATACGGCTCGATCAGCGCGGCGACACCGAACGGCATCGCGCCCTCGGGCCGCGTGATGTCATGCCGATACTCGTAGTATTGCGCGGCCAGCATCATCACCGCCTGGCCGAGATCGGCGGGAATGTCGGACCAGTCCGGCCCGAACCCGGCCAGCACCCCGATCTCGAGGCTGCCACCCGGCGGCACCGTGGGCCGCCATCCGCCGATACCGACCAGTGCGGGCCGCGCCGCATCCGGCACCAGTCGCCACGCCCCGGCCGCGATGCCTCTGCGCTCCCCATCGCCGGTCACCTGCGTCACCGACACGATGGCGCTGACTGGTGCCACCGGCAGTATCACCTCATCACCAGTCGCAGCCCGGCCGCTGGTCCAGACGAACTCCCGCTCCAGCAGGATCCGGCCGGTCCGCGCCTCGATCACCGCCATCGCCGCGCGCAGGAACCCGGCCAGCACGACCTCCTGGACATCGTCCTGCGCGAACCCGGTGCCCAGCCGCAAATGCGCCCGGAACGCCTCCAGCGGCAGGGCCGCCACCGCGACGTCTCCTTGCTCGATCAACATCATCGTCGTTCCTCCTCTTGATCGGCGTCACGGTTCCGCCGGACCGGACGCACGCCTTCCCCCCCACGCCGCTCGGACGGAAAGAGACAGCTAGACGACGCGAGCGTCCCGCGGCGCGCGCCCGGAAGCGGCCCGGCCCGGACGGGGCCGGACCATTCCCGACGGGCCTCAGCCCGCCGAGAAGCTCAGCAGCTTGATCGCGGCGAAATCGCTCACCGCGCCGCCAACGCGCTTGGTCGCGTAGAACAGCACGTGCGGCTTGGCCGAGAACGGGTCGCGCAGCACGCGCAGGTCGGGGCGTTCGGCCACGGTGTAGCCCGCGCCGAAATCGCCGAACGCCACGGCCGTCGCGCCGCTGGCGATGTCGGGCATGTCCTCGGCCACCAGCACCGGGTATCCCAGCAGGCGCGCGGGTTCACCCGCGGCAAGGCTGTCGGACCACAGGAACCGTCCGTCCGCATCCTTGAGCTTGCGGATCGTCCCGGCCGTCTTCGAGTTCATCACGAACGTCGCACCCGCCCGGTATTCCGCGCCCAGCGCATAGACGAGGTCGATGATCGCATCCGCGGGCGCCGCCGGATCGAACCCGCCATCGGCGCCGGTCGGCACGGTGCCGAGGTTGCCCCAAACCCAGACGTCCTGATCGACGGTCGGATAGGTCAGGAACCCGCGCGGCTTGTCCATGCCGTCGCCCGACACGAACGCCGCCGCCTCGCTGCGCGCGAACTTGTCGGCGATGCGACCCGCGAGCCAGCCCTCGATGTCGAACGCACTGTCGTCCAGCAGCCGCTGCGACGCCTTGGGCAGCGCGCTCAGCTCGTGCAGCGGGATGGTGATCCGGTCGATGACCGGCGTGCCGCTCTCGGCAACGGGACCGGTCTCGGTCGCCCATCCGGCACCCGCCTCGGAATGATCGACCAGCACGTCGTAGGAGGTCGCATCCACGCGCACCACGTTGGCGATCGCGCGCAGGCTGGCGGTATCGCTCAGCACCGACTGGATGGCCGCCGAGGTCTGCGGATCGACGAGATACCCGCCATCCGCCGCCATGATCGAGTTCATCGCCTTGCCCTCGACCTCCAGGCCGCGAAGCCCGTCGTCGTCGCCCGACCGCAGGTAGGCGGCGAATGCCTTCTGGTGGGGGGCCTCGGCCTCGGCGGCACGGCCCAGCGCGGGGCGCATCCCCGAAAACGTCTTGCGGTCCAGCTTGGTCATCCTGTCATCCTGTCTTTGAAGTTTCGTCTCGATCTCCGACATGAATCCCGCCACCGCGGTCCTCAGGTCGTCCGCCGCGGACATGTCATCCCCGGCCCGTGGCTCTGCCCCGGTCTCGTCCATCGCATCGTCCTTTCGATGAAGTTTCGCCCCTCAGCGCGCGGCGAGCCGTGCCCGCGCCGTCTCGAACACCGCGGTCAGCGCGCGCAGCTCCGCCGCACCGCGATCCTCGCCCTTGGCCGCAACCCGTGCGTCCGCCAGCATCGGGAACGTCACCAGGCTGACCTCCCACAGCTCCAGCTCCGCCAGCCGCCGCCCGCCCTTCGCGCCCTTTGTCGCGCGCACCGTGCGGTATCCGATCGACAACCCGTCGATCGCCCCCGCCCCGATCAGCGCCGCGGCCTCGCGGCCCCGTGCCAGATCGGTCAGGATGCGTCCCTTGACCCACAGGCCGCGCGCGTCCTCGCGCACCTCGTCCCACACGCCGATCGGCTGGGCCGGATCGTGCTGCCACAGCATCCTGACCCGCCCGCCCTTCACCGCGAGCAATGCCAGCGACGCGGCGTAGGCGCCCGTCTCGACCACGTCGCCCCCCTGATCGACCGCACCCCAGAGCGAGGCATAGCCCTCGATCACTGTGCCGCCATCCTGCTCGGCCACCACCGCGACCTCGCCGCCCGTCCCTGCGAACTTGCGTTCCAACTGCATCGCGTCCTCCCTCATATCCCTGCCTGCACCACCGACAGCACCGCCTCGCCCAGCACCGCCGTCGCCACCCCGAAAACCGTCACCCACAGCCGCCGCTCCAGCCGCAGCATCGACGCCTCGATCTTTCCCAGATGCTGCGACATCTGCTGGAACTGCACCGCGACCAGCCGCTCCAGGGCCTCGATGCGGATCGCGGGCGCACAGAACAGCCTGTCCAGCCGGTCATCCATCGGCGGCCTCCAGCGGCGGCAGGCCCAGCAGCGCGCGCTTCTCGGCGTCCGTCAGGAACGCCGCACCGCCGATCCGCGCCCATTGCGCGTCCCGCTCCGTGGTCAACGCGGGAACACGGTCCAGATCGGTCCGAAGATCGGCGCCGTCGCCGGTGAAATCCGACAGCCAGGCCGAGATCGCGGCACTGACCCGCTCTGCCAGTGGCAGCACGGTCAGCCGGTAGAACGCCCGATTTGCCTCGGCATAGTTGGCGTAGGTCGCGTCACCGGGAATCCCGAGGATCATCGGCGGCACCCCGAACGCCACCGCGATCTCCCGCGCCGCCGCCTCCTTGGTCTGTCGGAACTCCATGTCGCTGGGGCTGAACCCCATCGGCTTCCAGTCGAGCCCACCCTCGAGCAGCATCGGCCTCCCTGCGTTGCGCGCGCCCTGGTGCTGGCTCTCCATCTCGCTCACCAGCCGGTCGTACTGGTCGGCGCTCATCGCCGCCTGCCCGTCCGCGCCGCGATAGACGATCGCACCGCTGGGCCGCGCCGCGTTGTCGAGCAGCGCCTTGGACCAGCGCGACGCCGCGTTGTGCACGTCGATCGCCGTCGCCGCCGCCTGTAGCGCGCTGAACCCGTAATGGTCGTCCTGCGGATGGAAACTGCGGATGTGGCAGATCGGGCTCGCGCCGTCGCCGACATGGAACCGGTGCGTCCGCCCCCCCACGCTGTAGTCGTAGCCGACCGGCCAGCCATCGGCCCCCGGCACCACCGCCATCCGGTCCGACCGCAGCACATGCAGCTCCACCGGCAGACCCCCGTCGCCCGCCGCCTCAAGATAGCCGTTGCCGGTCAGCAGGATCTGCCCGTACAGCGCCTCGAGCATCTCCGCCCGGCCCTGCGCCGCGTTCGGCCGCGCCATCAGGTCGAGCACCGGATGCGTCTCGTAGCGTTGCGCGCGATCCTGCAGGACCAGCGGCAGCGCCGCCGCGGCCTCGGCGATCAGCTTCACCGCGCGGAATCCCACCGGATTGCCCGCGAATCCCGACCGCGTCAGCGACACAGTATCGCGCGGGCTCCACGCCACGCGGCCGGATCCGGCCCAGGCAATCACGGCACCCGACTTCGACGCCTTCGCCTCGGGGACCGCCGCGGCCTGCGCCACCGGTCGCGGCGCCTTGCCAAATCCAAACATCCTGCTCTCCTGCCTTCGCGTCGTTGAAGGCAATCTGACAGCAATGTCCTAAGGTCCGCCGACACCACCGCGCGTTGCGTGTCGCCCCGACCACAGACCCGCCGCCGACGAAAAAGGGCCGCGGCATCCCTGCCACGGCCCCACCGTCATCCTGTACCGAACCTTTCAGAGCATCCGCATCCGCGGCGCCCGCCAGGCCATCGCGGGCACGATCATCACCTCGTGCAGCGCCCAGACCAGCGCGTCGACCCTATCGGGCGATCCCGCCCCGTCGAACCCGCGCACCGTCATCCGCTCCATCTGGTCCTCGAGCGACCCGAGCCCGCGCAGGTGCCGTACCCGCCCCTGTTCATAGAGCGCCGCGACCGGTTCGGCGCGTAATCCCTTGCTCTTGCTCGCGTGCAGCGCCTTGAACGGCACCAGCGGATCGACCTGACGGATCACCGTCTCGACCATGGCGCCGCCCTGGTTGACCTCCGCCACGATCCGCTCCGCCCCGTGCCGCGCGCGCGCCGCCACCGCCGCCCGTGCCCAGTCCAGCGGCGATGCCGCACTTACCGTCGCATCCTCCAGCACATACGCGCGCCAGTCCTCGACCGGCCCTTTCGTCGTCACACCGACCACCACGATACCGCAATCGTCCGACGTGCGATGCCCGCTCGCCGGCGGATCGACGGCAACGACGATCCGGTCCATCTCGGGGGCGCCATCCACCTGCGCCGCGTCGATCATCGCCGCCGTCCACAGCGCGCCCTCGACATCGCCCAGCAGCACGCCGTCGATCTCCTGCCGCCCCTGCCGCGTGCCTGCATAGCGCCGCTGCACCTCCTCCAGGAACCCGGCCGCCAGGTTGGCACGGTTGGCCTGCGTTGGCGCATGCGTCACGACCGTGCCGTCCTGCTCCAGCAAGTCCTTGAGCAGCGCCACGTTGCGCGGCGTCGTCGTCACGCAGGCGCGCGGATCCTCCCCCAGCCGCAGCGCAAACTGCAACATGTCCCACGCCTCCTGACCCTTCTTCCACTTGGCCAGCTCGTCGGCCCACAGCGCGTCGAATTGGGGGCCCCGCAGGCTCTCCGGCTCGTGCGCCGAAAACGCCTGCGCCGTCGCACCGTTCGGCCAGACCAGCATCCGCCGCGTCGCGACCCAGTCGGGCCGCCGGTCGGGCGGCGAGCAGGCCAGGATGCCGCTGTCGCCGAACACCATGACCTCGCGCACCTGGTCGATCGTCTCGCCGACCAGCGCCACGCGCCGCGCCCTGCCGGGGTCGCGCGGACGCGACCCCTCCACTTGCCGTCTGACCCATTCGGCGCCCGCGCGCGTCTTTCCCGCGCCGCGCCCGCCCAGGATCACCCAGTTGCGCCAGTCTCCGTCCGGCAGCCGCTGATGCGGCAT